CGGGGTCGGCGTTGCCTCCTTGAAACTGGATAGCGCGAACCTGTACATGGCGCTGTTTCTTCTCCGCAATCTTGTAGACAATATCGCCGAGGAACATCTTAAACACGAATGTTGTGCCATCTTTGCGGTCCATCGTTGCCGAGAGACCGAGTGTATATTGGGGGACGATTTTGAACAGCGCACACGAGAAGACTTCTGAACCAATGTGATGGACTTCGTCGATTAAAATGAGACCGAATGAGGCGAAAACGGCGTCGTCGTAGTCTTTCATCGATAGACTCTGGAGCATCCCGATGACCACGTCTTTGCCATCCACGTCGATGATTTGGCCTTGGATACGACCGATGCGGGCCGTGGGCAAATATTGCTGGATACGTTCGACCCATTGATTGAGCAAGAATTCTTTGTGGACAATGATGAGGGTCTTTTTTTTCATCGTGGATACGATATTTAGCGAAACTGTGGTTTTGCCGTATCCGCAAGGGAGATTTACGAGCCCGCCGCTACATGCGACTGGGTCGGTGACAGCTTTCACGTATGCGGCGACTACTTCTTGCTGATAATCGCGGAGCGTACCGACGAATGGGACGTCGATGTTGTCACCAGATGGGATTTTGGTTGATTTTGGAGGTCCAAAATTGGCAATTCCGAAACATCGGGGCACATAGAGTTTCTGCGGGGATTCGCGATAGGCGGGGAAAGTGGTTGTTGCCGCGAGTGTTATGCCGGGCGTCACGGGTTTTACGGTGAGAGCATCTTTTATATATTGGATTTGGGCATCAGTTAAGTCGGATTTGTAGATGGTGTAGCCCTTGGGACCAAGATATGTATTTGCGGTTTTAGGCATTTCTACTGGGGAGACGACCTTCTTTTTTGAGAATGATGATGGCTTCGCCAATTGTGGCTTTGCCAGCGAGACTTTTATAGGCTTAGCCAAAGGTGGCTTAGCCAAAGGTGTTTTTTCCCTTTGGGAAGGTGGCTTAGCCAAAGGTGGCTTCGACGGGCTTAGATATGCTTGAGCAAATGGACTTACATTCGATTGTTGCGCATAAGGTCTCGCCGATTGTGTAAAATAATTGGATTTCATTCTAGATACTACTATACTATGCCATCTTGTTTCTAATATATTTACAAAATTACTATGCTCAAAAAAACCTACTATATAATATACATAACTACAATGGATCTATCATCACAAGTTCGAACTATGACAAAAGTAGATATTGCCATTCTAGTACTTTTTATTATTTATTTGGCATCTGATATTGAAATGCCCGAAACAATTGCCTCTTACATTGACAGTCCTATTGGTATGGTCGTGGTTTTGCTCGTTGCCCTCTTTTTGTTTATGCACTATAACCCCATTTTGGGTGTAATAGGACTATTTGTTGCGTATGAGGTTGTTAGACGCAGTGCTCGTATGAACAACCGTGTGCCGATGATGACATATGTGCCCACGCAGGCCAAGAAAGACGCGGAGTTGGCAGAGATGAACCCTGTGTCCCCTGCTACATTGGAGGAGGAGATGGTCGCCCAAATGGCGCCTATTGGACAGAGTAGTTTGATTAGCTATGTGTCGAGTGAATATAAGCCGGTTGCGGAGAATGTTCACAATGCCTCGATGATGATGTAAGGTTTTCATTTTGAAAACCGACTGTTAAAGGGTCCAAAGGACCCTAATAAAAACCGACTGTTAAATGGTCCAAAGGACCCTAATAAAAACCGACTGTTAAAGGGTCCAAAGGACTCTAAAGACTAATTCATAATTTTACAAATAAAATTATGATGTTATGCAGGAGTTAGATATGTGACTTTCCACCACAAATATGAGATAAATGCTAATAAATAAAATATTGCGAGTGCCAAATAATACCAATAACTGGATGAAGGATTTTTAGTACTTGGTCCAAATATCCCATAGAGAAGAAAAAACGCAATCGACGCAATAAATGCTATAACTGTAAAACCCAAATAAAACACGAATTTATAGTTATAGCCCGGCGGAAAGAAAGTAAGTAATTTTGTATTTGCTGGATATGTTATCGGCCATTTTTCTAATAATATTAATATAGCATACTGGAGTAACAACCCACCCATTATTAGTGCGACCCCGTAATAAGTATATTTTGCTTGCGAGTTTGATAATGGTTTAATTTGCCCCGTGCCGGTTACTGAACTCTCGGCACTGCCGGTTACTGAACTCTCGGCACTGCCGATAGTGCTTTCACCACAATCAACTTCATCATTTATAAACATACCACGTTTAAATGTTTTTGTAGCAGGAGTTGTACTAATAGTAGGCATTGTAATAGTACCTTTTATTGTATTAGGAATATTGTCAGTATTTAATTTAAGCATCGTGTTTTTGAAATAAATAAGAATTTTTGATGGCGTTGAACTATCACCAAGAATATGAAACCCATCACTATCATATCTTAGAGTAGAACCCTCTACTATTTCATTTGCAATGTGATGATTTAAATGAATATATGGTTTGTTATATAGTTTATCATAATTTGTTCCTTTTACATAATTAAATACAATATATGCGATTTTTGTATCATCCGGACTTTTATGTATAACACATAATTGTTTATTAGTTTCATCAATTTTTATGCTATCATAATTAAAATGTAAGTATGTTGAATTGCCAAATAAGTCTAAATATCCATTTTTTGTATTTCCATCTATATCGACTTCCGGATATGAAAAATTAATATTGGAAAAAGTACTACCAATATCAATATTAGCGGAAATGGCTACCATTATAATAATTGGTATTATTATAATTTATAAATATTATTTACACAATTAAAGAATTACGCGGTTCCCAAAAGGTAGTAAGGATTTGAAACATAGCAAAAAGGCAGACACGGCATTTACACCATTGAAAAATGGGGTAAGCGCCTTCGGGAGAATCCTTTATCCTTGCGGGTGTAAATCTTCACCTGTATAAAATCCAGCTATTGTCTTATTGTGATATAGGAACACATCCAATATTTGGGTCATCGGGGGTACCAATACATCCAATATTGGGGTCATTTGAATCTTGTTGAGCGTTATTAGCAGGAGGAGGACCAGGAGGAACAACATTTGCCGCGGCATTTGCCGCGGCATTTGCCGCGATAATTGCTGCAAGTACAGGTGCTGGCATAGGTGCTGGCATAGGTGCTGGCATAGGTGCTGGCACTGGAGCAACATTTGCCGCGACAATCGCCGCAATAATAGCACGATTTTGATTTGCTATATCTTCATCACGTTGTCTTATGAATACATTACGATAATTTCTAAGCATTCCAGGTGGCATTAACTGATGCGGTTGAACATTCCCAGCCATAATATTACATTATGCTCGGAATATAATTGTATCTGCTATTCTCATAAATTGTCGCCTTAAATGTGTCAGCATAGCCTTCGACATAAACTGTATCACCATTGAAGATTTCATCGCATCCATATTCGCCCGTACAACTGCGGCCATCTTTACTAACAGGCAGTTTGGTGTTCATATTGCCCGTGTTGGATATGGTATAGTATTGCATCTTGTTGCGACCAGAATCTAGACGACGACCCATGAGAGGCAGTATCAGTGTTTCCGCGTTGATACCAGGGCGAGTCAAGATTCCAATCTGGCTATAGCTTTGATTTGTTCCGCGAGTGGCAATGTTGATGTTCGGACGCACATGTATCTCTTGTCGTACCTCGTGTTGTACCTCAGGAAAAGTTCCGACTAAATCCGGTTCAAACATATGATTCTCTGGTGGTCCATTATTGCGACTTTCGCCTAAATATTTGTCCAAAACAACAATGGTTGGACCCGACTTTTCACTAGTTGCCGGTTTTTCCACAACGTTTCTGTGAAATATATATACGAGTACTACTGCAATAAAAAATAGCAGAAACAGTGTCATGTTTTCAATACAAATTACCCCGGGTAAACATTTCTTTGCCATTATAGTAATTACTGATATTACACCGACCGAAAAGAAAAATGAGACAAATCTCATTTTTTTCCTGTGTTTAAGTTTTGCGAAGCAAAACAATTGTACACCTTTGGGGTACTTAACCCACTCATAAAAATGACACGAAAATCGTGTCATTTTTGTAGAGTGTAGTCGCTATATTGGCTTTATTTCTTGCGTTTTTTCTTTTTGGGGACTTCGCATAAATAACACTTCTTCATAATATCTTTGGGATATCGATTAATATGTATCCCGGTCATATCGTGAACGAGTTCGTCTGCCCCTTTAATTCCCTCCCCCAACATCTTGGCACCATCTTTGAGAGGCGGAATCGCGGTTGCCAACATTGAATAGAATAAGTAGAATATTCCGTAAATCATATCCAGAAAATACCAAAAAACGCAGTCTGGAAGTGTTTTGATTTTGTTGAATCCGCACACAATATAATTGAAAATATTTGTCACCTCTGCGAAAATATCGTCAAATCCTTTTGTAATATCTTTGCCAAGCTTTTCGGCGCCTTTCTTGACAACATTGAGTCCTTTGGTGGTTTCTTTCTTGACAACATTGAGTCCTTTGGTGGTTTCTTTCTTGGCTTTGTTGAACTCTTTGGTTGTCGCCTTCTTGGCTTTGTTGAACTCTTTGGTGGTTGCCTTTTTAACATCTTTGATGGGTTTTTCAAATGATTTTGTTATCTCTTTTCCTATGTCTAACCCCTCTATTATTGGAGGTGGTTCGTACATGAGTGTTAAAATTATTATTGCAAATAGTGATATTATGACTAGCCAGGTTTCTTCCATTGTGCTAGTATATTATATTATAGCTTGAATAATATAATACAAGAACACGTTTTATTTCTTGTAGGCAGATGCGTAATCGCAGAACCCCTCCGCCTGTAATGGCTGAGTTGCGTCGGCTGCCTGCTTCAAATATGGTTCTAACAATGCCATGTTTTCCTGAACCTTCTTGGTTTGGTCAATAAGGGTCTCTGTCTGTATCGCAATTTCATCCGGATGCACTTTTTTGATGGTATCAAGTGATGCAGTTATTTTGCTCAGATCAGGTTCTGGATTCTGTAGACCTTCATCCTCTTCCTCCTCCTCTTCGCCCTGTGCTTCGCCTTCCATGCCTTCATCTACTTCTTCCTCCTCCTCATCTGCTTCACCTGCTTCGCTTTCCATACCCTCAAGAGAGGCATTTCCATACCTCGCAATATGTGTAACAGCAATAGAAATAACCAGAATTACTAGCATATTTTTGCTAAAATAAGTTGTTAAGAATCCAACAACAATAAAAATAGCAATTGCCGTTGTATCACCGATAGTAAAAAAGTTGAACAAATCGACAATGCTTACAAAAAGAACAAAATAGAGGATCCATTTGTTGTTTAATGTGTCGAATGATGACCCAGATGGAACCAAATTATTTGCGAATGTTCCTACTTTGGATGCGGTTTTTCGTATTGTGGCTGCCAATGACATTATATTATGTATAAATATATTATGGTTAATAGAGGTGTTGATGACGACCATCTAAAAAAGCATTCAATCTAAAGAAAGAAGTATTTAAGCCGCCATAACTATATAAATAAATAATCGTCTAAATATAAAAAGACAGATGCCAAATCATAGCATCAAAAAAAAGAAATCATTGCCATCCAACATAACTATCGACGAAAAACATTCGCAACTCTTGGACAACTTCCATTCCGTTGAAACCACGCAAATACCACAACTAGAGGCAGAACGCGCCGAACTCCGGGCGCGCTTAACTGAGCTGTCTGATGACGATATCGACACTAGGATGGAGATTATGGACCGAGTGCGCGATATTGGCGAACAACTGAAAAAAATGAAGTCTCTCAAAAACAAATACTTGCTCGAGAATGTGCCCTACATATTCAATTATTTCGAGGAAAAGAAGAAGATTTCTACGGGCGAGAGTAGCGGGAAAAATGTGCTAAACTCGTTCTTCAAAGTGAAACAGACGCCGGAAGAGGCGGCGTCGGCACTAAGCCAGGCATCGCGACAGAAATACCACAACTACTGGAAGAACGTTAATCGCGAATATTGTAATACTAGCGATTATAATGTGAGCACGGATGTGTGCCAGAGTTGCCGGACGGGTGAACTCATTCCCCAAGATGAAGAGGGGATTCTCATCTGTAATAATACGAAATGCGGGGTCTATGTCCAATACATTGTGGACAATGAGAAGCCGATATACAAGGAACCGCCGAACGAGGTGACTTATAATGCGTATGTGCGCTTGAACCATTTCAAGGAAATATTGTCGCAGTTTCAGGCGAAGGAGACGACGCAAATCCCGGCGCATGTGATAGAGGCCATTCGCGGGCGCATTAAGAAGGAGCGTATTCAAGACTTGACAACGGAAATCAATTATGAGAAGATGCGCGAAATACTGAAGAAGTTGGGATTTAACCGATATTTTGAACACATTCAGTATATTAATTCGATTTTGGGTATCAAACCGCCGGTAATGAGTGACGAGCTCCAGGATACGTTGTGTATCCTGTTTATTGAGATTCAGGAGCCGTGGGCGGTCCACTGCCCGGCACATAGGACCAATTTCTTCAACTGTACCTATACGCTGTTCCAGTTGTGTGTGCTGCTGGACCAGACGCAGTATTTGCCATATATTCCGATGATGAAGGACCGGGAGAAACAGTTGGAGCAGGATATGGTGTGGAAGAAGGTGTGCGAGTCGCTGGACTGGGAGTTTGTGCCGACTGTTTAAAGGCCTTGTGCCGACCGTTTAAAGGCCTTGTGCCGACTGTTTAAAGGCCTTGTGCCGACTGTTTAAAGGCCTTGTGCCGACTGTTTAAAGGCCTTGTGCCGACCTTTTAAGAAAACCCTTTTATAATATATAAAGAAATGTCAAGGGTTATTTTTACAAAAAATATTCATCATTTAGGTGATAATATACTATGTTGTATTTTTTTTAGTAAAATAAAAAATTATATTGAAAAACATAATATAATTATAAATCATTATTGTGTAATAGAACATATTGAACAAATTAAAGAGTTTAATTATTCTCCAAATAATATTAAAATATTAAATATAACTGAAGCGCCAGATAATGAAAACATTATAGATTTGTGGATAGGTGGAAATTATGAATATAATTATTTTAATATGAAAGACATGTATGATATTTTTTTATTCAAATTCTATAATCAAGTTTTAAAAATAATAGATATACCAATAGAATTAACTGATTTCATTTTTGATAACGAAGAAGATTTATTAGTTAGATATAATGAAATTAATAAAAAAACAAATGATAAATATAAAAATATAGAATTATTAATTATTAATGGCACTCCACTTTCGGGCCAATTAGACTATAATCTAGATGAATGGAATGAAATTATTAAAAAGTTTAGTGAAAAATATAACGTAGTTACTACTCAAAAAACCGAAAATATAAAATGTACAAGAGACGATAATTTAACCGCAAAAGATATTGCAGCAATTTCTACACGCGCAAAAAAAATAATAGCAATAGATAGTGGTGTTGCAATAGGATTATTTAATAAATCTACAATTGATAATGTAGACGTAGTGTATTACATGGGTAATAGTATTAAAAGTAAATGTTCTTTTAAAAACTTTAAATATGAAACAAATATTGATAAATTATTATTTTTATTAGAAGATCAAAATAAACCAAATATTGAATCCTTTATTGGTTATTCATTATATTATTCTCTATGGATACGTGTTTTACTATCTATTATAATTTTTGCGATTTTGTTTTATTTATCAAAAAAATATAAAATAGTAAAAAATATTTCTCAAAGCTTTACCAAATTAATTAATAAAAACATTTTCAAAAGGAATATCATATATTTTTGCTGGCCATTTTACAAAGTTTGATTCCCAATCATAACATGTATATATTTAGTATAATATTGATATGAATATAATTAAAAAAATAACTGTAATTTTAGCATATTACAATAATATTGAAAAACATAATTTTAATTATATGTTTACCTGATTATATTATATATTAAATAATATATAGTATATGAAAAAAAAAAATCTTTTAACAACAATATTGTTATTCTGTATTATATTCTTTTGTATTTTATTATTCTATTATTTTATTTTTTATAAAAAACAAATTGAATGGTTTTCAAATAATATAGAATATTATAATTGGTGGACTAATCCAGATAGTTCTAAAATGCCAACAAATAGTGTAAAAAAATTATTCACTGAACTATGTGAAAATCTTAATTATGATACAATTAAAATATATTCAGTATTTGATTGGGAAGAATCACAACCGATAAAAAAAAATGATAAAACATTATTAATACAATATAGTGGAGAATCATATTATAAAAACCCAGAATGGTTTGATATTAACATTATACCAACTAATATTAAAGATAGAAATATTGTTATTATGCCATCATCATATATGTATATTTTTACAAACAATATTGACATGTCTCAATTAGTAAAAAAACGGGAATATATAAAAAATAAATCTCAATTTTGTTTATTTTCAGTATCAAATGATAAATGTAAAGAACGTAATCAAATGTTTAATGAATTAACAAAATATAAAAAAGTCGATTCTTGTGGAAAATATTTAAATAATATAATTGCGCCAGAAGCAGACAATATCCATGAATATTTAGATTTTATAAATAAATATAAATTTATGATTTGTTTTGAAAATACTTCAATATCAAATTATTTTACTGAAAAACTAATAAACGCGTATATTGGAAATACAATACCAATTTATTGGGGATGTCCAAATATTAATGACTATGTAAATATGGATGCTATTTTATACTTACCTCCAAATTATACAGAAGAAGATATGAAAAGTTTAATAAATAAAATTAGTTATTTAGATAATAATGAAGAAGCATACAAAAAAAAATATGAAAGTATTTTTTTTAAAGATAGTAAGATTCCGGATGAGTTTAATTTACATAAAATAAAAGATAAAATACAGAAAATATAATAAATAATATTACAAAATCTTTTAACAAAAATACCGGATTATTATGATTCTCACGAAACGTTAGTATTAACTAACAAAGATAAAGTGTATTGTGTCTATAATTGTGGAAAAAACTTTAAACTTCCTTATGAAAAAGGTTTATACTAATTTTGAATTTGTAAAAAGTTCTGTTATTTTGTTTTTGCTTTCATTATGGTGTTGTATATGGTCTTGGTGTATTGTTGATTGTATATCATATTTGTAAATGAACATTGGATATTTGTATGTATATGTATTAAATATTTTATACAAATATACATCGGCATCTGGGTCGCCAGTTATATTAATCGGTTTGGGTATATTAATACTATTTTTATTTATAATATAAGCGCCAGTTCCATAATATTTTCTATTATTTTTTGTATATATTTTTTTGGGGATTTTGTCTATAATAGTATAAGTTAATTGAATAATATCCCAATCAGATGGTGCTTCATCCATAATTTGTTTAGTTGTTTTTTTCCAATATTTCTTAAACTCAAGTGTTGAATCATCTTCCATAATAAGTGCTACTTTATTATTTGATTTTTTAAAATCGCGGATTGCATTTATATGAGATAATGTACAAGCATATATTGTTTTTTCGTATTTTTCTGGCTGCATTCCCTCAAAATTGGCATTAAGAACTTGGTCAATATCTGGAGCTTTACCATCAACCGCTGAAATACGGATAATTTTCTTCCCTTTAAATGCTGGGTCTTTAAACATTTTTTTCATTCTTTTTCGTCGGTCTGGTGAGCGGTCCAAATTAATCCAATAAATCACATCGATGCCTTCCAAATAATCCTTAGTTTCAAACATTTCAATATTTTTATTAAAAAAAACCAGGCCAATAATGATTGCGATAACAACCACAACTAGTGCCCAGATATGCCATTGCTCAACTTTCATTTTCCTCTATACAATACCTTGGCACAAATACTCGGCCAGGGCATAGTATCCGTTTTCAAGAGCAACACGGTGTTTGTCTTCGATGGTCCCATTGTCCACCAATATACTCGTTTCACACCTTTGCTCTTTTAAACTGCCGATTATATAACCATAAATTGCCTTTTGCGATTTATCGGATATAAAAGGTGTTTTATCAGTAGCAAAGTAACAGTTGCCTAAGCACATTCACAGATGCCGACCTACGGTCGGCATTTAAAATGTGCAAAGGTGTAAAGAGAGGCCGGAAGTTGGGGAATCTTAGCGCAATGTCTTGCGTGTTTTCTTCCATCAGCATTTTTACGACGCGTTTCTTACTAAATATTGCGTCAAAATAGGTGGTCGGTGTGTTATCAAACATCCAGTATCGCATCGTTTCCAAGAGTGAGCACAGCTCGCTGTAATTACGGACGCGGAAATCAAAATTACATACATATTTGATTGCCCAGAGAGTATTGCTGGGTCTAAATCGACAGCGGCGCGACAACTTGAATATGTGCGGTAAATCCGCGGTTTCTATCTTCACGGGGCTGTTCATGAGTGATGACATTTGATTATAGCAAATTGGGTGTTGTTTATATTATTACTTTTGGTATTGTATCGGATACAATATCAATTTTTTGTAGTGACTTTGACAAATTGTAGTATACAGGTCATTTTAGCATGGGATCATAAGGCGTAAGCGAAGCTGAAACGACGAGTTTTCTTAAATCACCTCGCTCTTGCCTCCGCTAAATGGCTTCACATCCGCCACCTCACGTTCATCAAAATTGACCGTCTTATTGACACCCACCAACTCGCCACTCTCTGACAAAGTCTGGGTAAGCTTGACCATAATTTATTAAAAATAAAAGGTAATGAGACATTGATATTAGTATTAGTATTATATACAAGTATAGATAAATATAATTGTATATAGTATAATTATATGATATTGCAATTGTTACTATTTACACTAATACTATTATTACTAGTATTGTTTTTTAAAAGAAAAAAAATTATAGAAGTTTTTACAGAAAATAAACCAAAAATATTAATAGTAGGAAGTTTTTTATATCATTTAGAATGTATTGGGTTTTTATGTGAAAACTTTAAAAATTATGATATAACAATATTAATTGAAAATGATAAGTTTGATTATATTACATATTATAAGAATATTTATACTATAAATCATATTACAGATAAAAATAAAATAAATTATAATGACTATAAGTATATAATTAAACTAACAAGCGAAGACCCAATTATTAATACTAAAAACAAAAATATAATAAAAAAATATAAAAAAAAAATAATATCTATTGTTCATATTTCTGAAGCAAAAGATTTTGTTGATAATTGCATTATATTATGTCCTTATTTTACTTTTAAAAATATAAATAGTCATTATATATTTCCTCTTTACAATGGAATAACTGAACCAAGTTATGAAAAAATCTATATATTATATTTGGGCAATTTTAATAAAGAAAATGATACCGATAATGATTTAGTAATTTTTAATAATAATATTAAACATAAATATAAATTAATAGTATGTGGATATGGCATAGGTAATAGTAAAGATTGGTATGGATTTAATGCTATGGAATATTTAACTAATAATAATATTGAATATATTCAATCAGTATCGATGCCAAAATTACTAGAATACTTAAATAAAACAAAATATATATTAGCACGTAAATGGCCAATATATAAAGACCGAATGAGCGGTAGTATTCCAGTTTCTATTTCTCATGATATTCCATTAATAATTAATAAAGATACAGCAATCGATTATAATATTCAAGATATATCTGTAACGTTTAATACAAATTATAGTGAAACAGCACCAATTGTATTAAATGACATAGAATATGATATACGTATTAAAAAACTACAAGAATATAAAAAACGTGTCATTAAAGAAAATAAAAATAAAATGAAACAATTACGAAAACACATGTTATAATTATTTATTGGTATAAATAATTGATAAATCTTTCCATATAATGGTTTGGTTTAAACCCATTTTTGGGTGTTTTCCAGTCCTCGCCATACAAATATTCAATATACTTAATCGACGGGACATTGTATTCTATTCCATTAACGTTTATTTTTTGAAACGGTTCTAACAATTGTATCAATTCATTTGGTGATTTTGGCCATTGATATGTCATTGATGGTTTATCAATTCCCATAAAATCGACATCTATATAACAATCATTTAATATAATAGAATGAGGTTCATCATCTGTATATGAATTGTTACCGCGTTTTATAGTAAAACCTTTTTCTAATAGTAATGGTAAACATTTTTCATAATAGAGTGCTTTATCTTTATAATACAATCCAACATCTATATCGGTATCATCTTTAATAAAATTACCTTCGCGTATAAATCCAAGTGCAGTACCTTCTCCAACCCAATAAAAAATGCCAGTTTTTTTCATACATTCGTCAAATAGTTTAAGGTTTGTATCATATTGTATTTCATCAAAAGGTTCAGTTGTTTTTTTCCAAAAAAACAAGATTATGACAATAACAATAACAACACTCAATAATGCCCAGATATGCCATTGCTCAACTTTCATTTTCCTCTATACAATACATTGGCACAATTACTCTGCGCTCTTGCACAATTATTTAGCGCTCTGGCACAAATACTCGGCCAGGGCATAGTATCCGTTTTCCAACGCAACACGGTGTTTTTCTTCGACGGTTCCATCATCCACCAATATACTCGTTTCAAAGAGAGGCCGAAAATTGGGAAATCTTAGGGCAATGTCTCGCGTGTTTTCTTCCATTAGTTGTTTGATAAGATGTTTCTTACTAAATATTGCGTCGAAATAGGTGGTCGGTGTGTTATCAAACATCCAATACCGCATCGTTTCCAAGAGTGAGCACAGCTCGCTGTAATTACGGACACGGAACTCGAAGTTACATACATATTCGATTGCCCAGAGAGTATTGCTGGGTCTAAATCGACAGCGGCGCGACAACTTGAATATATGCGGCAAATCCGCGGTTTCTATCTTCACGGGGCTGTTCATGAGAGATGACATTTGATTATAGCAAATAGGGTGTTGTTTATATTATTACTTTTGGTATTGTATTGGATACAATATCAATTTTTTGTGGGATTGGTGTATTTGACAAAATCTCTTAGTATGGGATCATAAGGCATAAGCTTCGCTGAACACCTAAGTTTCCTTTGTATGGGATTATAAGGGAAGGATTAAAAGGCATAAGCGAAGCTGAATACCGTAGGTTTCCTTTATTTAATCAACGCGGTCCATCTCATTAATGACCTCGCTCTTGCCTCCGCTAAATGGCTTCACGTCAGCCACCTCACGCTCATCAAAATTGACCGTCTTGTTGACACCTACTAACTCACCACTCTCTGACAAGGTCTGGGTAAGCTTGTTGCCCGATTCGCGCGCCTTCTTGACGTTCTCCTCGATGGCCTTGCGCTTCGCATCGCGCACGCGCTGGTCAAACTCCTGCTTCGCCTTCTCCTCATTCTTCATCTTCTCATGATGTAGCTGGTTCAACTCATCCTCCATAAACTCCACACGCCCAGTCTTGTAGGCATCAGGGTCCCAGGGCATCCAGATACCAACAGGCCCTACAAAGATGTCGTGATTAGGGTCAGTCTCGCGCAACTTCTTGGCACGCAACTCGGCCTCCGCCTGGCTACTGTAAGACCCGCGCACCTTGATTCCGCGAACTGATGTGTGGAACTCGTGTTTAGCATTAAACTCATTGGTGATTCGGTCCTCATTCTTGTCCATGAAATTGTTGAAGTCGTCGGTGATGGAATAAGACTTTAGCTTCTTTTTCTCCTCCTCAACGTATTCTTTCATATCCACCATGATGTCATCAATCTTAATCTTGTATTTAAAAGAAAGAAAGTTTAGGAAATCGCCGAACTTCTCAATTGACTTGCTGAACTCCCATTGCTGAATGTACTTCTCAAAAATGTATTGTTCGCGCTGCTTCAAAATCTTCTCGGGAGAAATGAATGAAATACATACAAACTTCTGGGATGGGATGGTGGCATCCTCTTCGCACAAGTCAACATATTTAAGATTTTCTTTTCCGTTATCTAGCGTTTTTTTTTGAAAGCCGGACATTTAGTAATATATTCTATTATTGGCAACCCGTTTAAGTATTTTTAGATATTAATGATATTTGCGCATTTTTTTGTTGTATAACTATATATAAAAATGAACTTCAACGAGCTTGTTAAACGTGCCATCAAATACATTATTGAAGGTATCATCGTAGCTTTAGCCGCTTACGTTATTCCCAAGAAATCCCTCGATGTTGAGGAGGTTGTCGTCATTGCTTTGACTGCCGCGGCTACTCTTGCCGTTTTGGACACATTTGTTCCCTCTATGGGTGCTTCATCCAGACAGGGTGCTGGCCTTGCCATCGGCACAGGCTTGGCTGGTGGACTCAGAATTGCTTAAGCACACCGAATTGCTTAAGCACATCGAATTGCGTAAGCACACCGAATTGCGTAAGCACACCGAATTGCGTAAGCACACCGAATTGCGTAAGCAGATTTCATAACCACACCCACAATTTATACTATTTAGCAAATTAGTATAAACTTATTTTTACTGTTGATTGTATCTATATATTTAAACAATGAATATTCTTATTAAATCCGATAACTTTAGCAAAAATAGTGTCAATTATTTGGAAACCAAGCCAAATATGATGTTTGACGGATTATTTACAAAAGTGAATTATTGTGACGATTTTATGGTAATGTACGGAGTTTATTTAGACATTCCTATACAGCAGGTTGAAAACAGCGCAAAACCAGTTATTTCGAGTGCGAGTTTTGAGAAGTTTCAGTCAATTGAACTGGATATGTTGAGAGGCTATTTAGAATATCGTGGAATAAAGGGGAATGCTATATGTGCCAAGTTGTCCGAATATATTCAGACAAAATATGATGTGTGCGAGTCATGCTCGGGTGAAAGTTTGGCCATCTTGAAAATCTCGGGGATATGGGAAAATGTGATTGGTGAAGTTGGGCTCTCATTTAAGGTTGCAAAGGCATAGTTGATTATGTTTTAGGATCGCAATATTAAATATACTATGATGCTTCAAACAGTTGGTCTTCTCTCTATTTCCGAAATATTTGGTGATTTTGCGTTGAAAAGGTATGCGGATAATGGAGGGCTAATCAATCTCGGATATGGTATTCTCGGATACATTGGCGTCGTATTTTTCTTGGTCCAGTCATTACGTGGCAATTCAATTATTGTGGTAAAAGCATCTTGGGATGGCATCTCGGCGATAATTGAATATATTCTGGCATATCTCATTTTGGGGGAGCGGTTGAGCGACCCAAATCAGTATATTGGTATTGGACTCATTGTTTGTGGAATGTTTTTCTTGAAAATACCTGTCCACTAACGCGTTTGGTCCACTAACGTGTTTGGTCCACTAACGTGTTTGCTCCACTAACGTGTTTGCTCCACTAACGTGTTCGGTCCACTAACGTGTTTGGTCCACTAACGTGTTCGGCCCAGTAATATGTCTATATAGACATACAATATTTTTTTGTTATATTCGTCGCGTTTTTCTGTAACGGCGGCGGCGGCGGCGCCGTGTTTTGTAGGAACCACCTGTCATTACCTTTGGTGCTGGTACTACCACTGGCGTTATTTTCTCCTCTGGAAACTTCTTTGCCCTCTCTTTGTCTTTTTCAAAGAATGTTTGGTCAATCAGTTGGACAATGAGTTCTTTTATTTTTTCATAATCTAACAAATCATATCTGGCTTTTTCCTTTTTATCTTGAGTCAGATTTGGATTGTTATCAATATCGTACTTGGCATTTTGTATCAATGATTGAACATCCCCTTTTGCTTTGGTGAGTATCTTGTCGTATGTGGGTTTATAAGGTGCGCCTTCTTTGTTGTATTTTGAAATGGTATCTGCCAATTCTTTTACTGCCGGTATTTCTTTGTTTAATTTTTCTACAATTTTTTTTTGTATATCGGCGGGGACACCAGGCAATTTGTCCAATTCGGTTTGTAGCAAATTATCTTTATTTGGCGCAGCATTATTAACGGATACTTCTTTGGCCTCTTTGACGTCATTTACAGCTTTGGCCTCTTTTGCCTCTTTTGCCTCCTTTTCTGCCTTGACTTTCATGTCTTTCTCGGTCTTTTGAATAAGTTTTGTCAAATCAATGTATTCACGCAATTCCAATATATCCGTGCTTTTTTGTTCGCTCTTGATTAATCGTTGTAACATATTGCCAAGACGGTTGTTTTCAAATAAACAACTAACGGCACTTCTATTTGTATCGGTTACAAGCCCGCCCGCAAACTCTATTGCCAAATATATTTCGAAATGAGGTGCTTTCTTCTTATCGGCACTCAAATTAATTCTGTCGAACCCGATAAAGGGGTCGTTTGACTTGTCTTCTCTATTCATAATATTATAGAATCCGTCTTCCTGATAAACATTGTATAATCCAGTTATTTCGTATCCAGTTAAATCAAATAGGTCTCGAATGTCTTTGTTGGTTGATTCGCGGTTTGGTATAGTAATTGATTCGAAAGATGTAATGAGAGGTTTATGGAAATCGTATTTTTGTAATGTCACTTGGTCAATTCCGAGTTCTCTTACAAACTGGTTATAACCATCTTTGCTTAATACGCAACAGAGTAGCAATATTAGGTCTAATTTTTGTTTTAGTTGTTTACTATGTTTGGAAAGAATATCATTTAATGTAACGTCTTTTATATTTTCTTGTGTGTTATTATTATCAGGACCTTTAATTTTTAAATTATTATAGTAGCAAAAATATAATATTATAAATAATTTATATATAATTACATAATCTATTTGGCTTTTTAGGTCTGACAATATTTTATTTAAAAGTTCTTTATAGTTGTTTTCTCCATTGTCATCGTTATAATTCACTTCAATTTTATATTCTGTAAATACTTTATCTTTAAATTTTAATTGAGCACCATCTGAATAACGTATACCATCATATTTAGTAAATAAATAAAAATAATTATCAAAGAAATTAGTATCATTAGACTCCTCAACCGGTTTATATGTCAGTTGTTTACCCATTAATTCAATCACCTGCTCCAACAACTTTATCAACGGCCCTTTCACCTTCACCAAGTATTGTTTGATGCTCTTATTCACCTTCTGATACACCGGATGATATTTAATAGTATCTATCCATTGACATCCAATGATTGTTGCTTCCTTCCCTTCGACTTTCATATGCGTATAATTGGCATATTTGTCCGAGTTGAACCAACTATTTATAAAACTGCCAATTGTAATACTGCTTTTGGGACCTTGGCTGTATGAAAACGGCGGATTATTTACTGGAAACGTTATGGTAAAACAATATTTTAACGCTAGAATCATATTTTCTTTCATAAAACACTCATGCTTTGAACTACATTTTTCAAGCTTGATACTATTTTTTTCACTATCTGACCACTTTACTTCATCCTTAATTTTACCTACTTCGGCTGGGGTATTATTCGGTTTTTTTACGGACGATTCTTTAACATATTTCAAAAACAACGTCTGGTCAAAAAACGTCTGGACACATTCAAAGTGAGTTTTCGTCATCAATATTTCTTCGCTGTATCTGATATTGGTACAAAGCCACATTTTGCCATTGTCGCTTTTAATCGGTGTGTCAAACATGAACATTTTGGCGTCCAATTCAATCGGTTTTTTGGGGTCAATGTTATTATATATCATAATATTCAATGTATCCAAATCATATCCATCGATGGTTGTCATCCTATTATATTATAGTAATATTTTGTTATACACAATATTACTTGGGTTTATTGCTTCATATAGAATGGCTCAGATGACACATCCGCCACGGATCTGGATTTGTTGGCATAAGATGCTATACTCTCTTTTTGTTCTACATATTTGTCAACTGTTGTTTTCGCCTTAATGTAGTCTTCTTGCGAAATAACGGCATCCATATTGTCGTAGAATTCTTTGAAATCCTGAGGCAATATACAGAAACTGCTTTCATCATTCAACAAGAAATCAAACAGAATGATAAAAATGATGGTCAGGGTGAGCGCAATATAAATATCGCGGGTCCCCATCCACGCAATTGCAAATACCAGGATTTGTTTGCTAAATGTATATTTCAAATACATTTCCGCGGTTTTGCCCAACTTTAATGTGGCAAACTTGGACGCAATATTGAGTGTTATTATCATCAGCCCGGCAAATATTTTGCTGTCATTGATATTCATTAATTTCTCGTGTATGAGTCCTGTCCAGCCGGCTTCTACTGGTTTCTTGGTTTTGGACATTATACCATATGCGAATATTATTTATGCTGGATGGGGGCTTGGAATGCCGCGGGTTCTTTCCAACTACATCGTTTGGGGTAGAAGATGTCTCGGACCATATCAAACAAATTGTTGGATGAACGCGGGCACAATTCGGTTTCTGTGTCGATTTTGGCCTCTACAATGCTGTAGTCACACGTTTGGTCGCATGGATTACAACGCGCAGGGGTGTTGAATTGTATTTCGGAATATACGTGGTCGGCCATTTCGGATTTTACGGGGAAGCCTTTGTGCATGAGGACACCATTGAGGCATTTATCGCGGATAAATGTGTCGCGGGCTGACGAGAAAGAAGCTATTTGGTTTGAAAACTCTTCGACGGCAGGTTCTTCTTCGTCGACTGTTTCTTCTTCATCGACTGTTTCTTCTTTAATATCTTCAGACTTGGCTTGGTCAGAAGCCTGGGCTTTAGCTTGATTGGCCTTAGCGGCCTTCCTCTTCCTCTTCCTCTTCTTCTCCTTAGCTCCTTCCACGAATCCCTCTATTTCGTGCATCTGGTAAAAGGCAATGACAATGACACAACACAATGTTCCATACACGTAGTCAATCGACGTATAGTAAACAATTAACATTATCGCTATCACTTTTCCTAAAACAGTGTGAGCAGCATCGACAAACCATGGCTTGTAAGAAGCATACACTAGCACTAGAATAATAGGTATAAACTGCATTATTATCGAATCGTCTTCAAAATATTTACCCACATTGTTCACCATATTTTTTATTGTCATTTTTGGATCCATTCTTTCGGTATGTTCGGTATATATATAACTATTGAAAATATAGATAGATATGTCTTTACTAAATACCGCATCTCCTTGGAAAGGTTGTAATACTCAAAAACGCATCCCCTCTATTGGCAAACGGCGGACACAGCGGTCCCAGCAACCTCTGCATGAAGAATCTACGTCTTCGTTGGCGGCAGATTTAGAAGAACAAGAAGACATTTCCGACCAACTCAAAATGACTATTGAAACCAATGATGAACGAAGCACCGCCGTAAATGATATGCTCAATCGCATTACGGCCGACCCCATTGATTCTGGAAACGGTCTCGCCGACTTCAGACCAGTGGCTCCTGGTCCCGCCAAATCCAAATCGTTCATGGATAATTTAGCCGATTTGTTGCCCAAAGAGGGGTTCGAATCTGATACATTGCGTCGCGCGGCCGCGGCTACCGCCGCTCAACCAAATGACATTACTCTGGATTCGTTGAGCAGTTATACCAAAAGCTATGAATCCGGGGGTATTTTAGGAAAACCGTATTATTCGCAGAAGTCCACCAATGAACCGAATGGCGTGATTCTTCAAAAGCTCAATAATATTACCAATATTCTGGAAGACCTAAAGCTGGAAAAAACCAGTAATATCACCGAAGAACTCATTCTGTATTCGTTTTTAGGCATATTTGTTATTTTTGTGGTGGATTCGTTTGCGCGTGTGGGCAAGTATCATCGTTAAAATGCGGACTTATCCGACTCCATTTATTATATGAATGGAGTCGTGGTTTAGGCATATTGAGCCCAGCTATATCGCCAACAATGTTGTATATGACGCAGATCCTCCCAAAAACGACGGTCGTATGTTCAATAACTGCCTCCTCTATTGTGAGGGTGCGCCAAAACCCGTGTGCCGCGGCTATTTTCACTTGGCCGGGTTGTTCATGTTCCCCCTTTTGTTCTGGCGGTTTTATCAATTGACCCGAGAGGCTGAACCATTCGTGTTTTATTTAGCCATGTTTTGTGTTTGTATGGGGTTTCTAACGGTTCTCGTATCGGCTCTCTATCACATTGTAGAATGGTCTGTTCCCTGGGAAATTGCGATTAATCGCCTAGACCATCTGGTACTTATTGTGTTTACAATGAGCATCTTTTACCCATTGTTGCTCCTGGTTTTGCCGCGATGGCTTGGGTGGTCGTTTTGCGCAATTATCACGGGGTTAACGGCGTGGAACTTGTATGGGACAATGTACGGTCCGCCGTCCTTATTTAGGATGATGTCGGTGCCATTTTCCCAGGTGCCGACGTTCTACCATTATTACAAATTGCTCACCGGATTCGAGTGGTATTCATTTTGGACTTGTGGAATCGCGCAAATCGTGGGTGTTCTTGGATTTGTGAAAGAGTATACACCGTTTGACCCCGATATTATTGGGTTTCATGAACTCTACCATGTTTCCACGATTGTATCTATTATTGCGGCCTATGGAATGAACTACAGTATTTTTCAGCGGATTAGTCCCTTGTCCAAATAAGTTGTTAATATGCGAAACCATATTAACAATAGAGGCTACAACATTATTATTATGACAGACCGATGTCCTGTTTACTGTCTCAATTATGCGAATAATACGCGGTTTGACGCAATGTGTGAGAAATGGGACAGGACCCGTGTTTGCGCAAGAATGTTTCCAGGTGTTTCGTCGTCGGACCCGCGCATTGCCGGGCGGGGGCTAAGTGCCCATACTGCGAAATGCTGGTCTTGTATGATAGGGCATCTTGATATGATTCGGGCATATTTAGAAGAAACTGGACCGGATGTTGGTTGCGCCGTATTTTGCGAAGACGACATTTTGATTGACGCGGATTTTGGTGCCAGACTCGAACATGTGGTCGACGACTTTACTCGGCTTGGTCTAGACACGCTATTGCTGGGATATTTAATCACACATCCGGTATTGGGAGAGGATAATTGCGGATATGCCAAATTGGGGCAGAGTTGTTATGTGGATGTTGCCACGGGCCATGCGACACAATACCGATACTATGACTATGGCGATATTTGGGGTACACAAATGTATATGTTGTCGCGAGAACAGGCGACCCGGATACTCATATTATACGGCGACGACTATGCCGACCGATTCTTGGCGAATCCCGCGGGACATCGGCAATTTAGCGCGGATTGGACAATCACTAAGGAAGGTCGCCGCGCAATTGTTTATCCGATGTTGGCCATAGAGGATGGACTCAGTAGTTATGATGATTATGGGCAGCGCGTGTTTCACCATATGTCGCATGAAGCGCATAAGGATGCCTCTCATTACATATGAACCAAACCAAGTTATTTGGTGTAACTAGGTTATTTGGTGTCATGCTCTATTGTGAATAATCGTTTATAGACATTATTATATAATGAGCACATTAAATGAAACTCCATTCAAAGGCGGCGAAGATAGTTTAGAAATAAAAATATTACCGGAAGAGATGTCGACGTCGTCAGACACTTGTTCAAGCAGTGGTAAAGAACCGATTGCCATGGTGGTGCCTTTTTGGAGCAACAATCCCAATATTTTGCTGAACTCCGAGTATTTATTTGAGCTATTTCCGACTGAGGATATGTCGTTTGAGCAGAAGTTGAATGCCGTATCGCGCATGCTCGTATTGCTGACGATTATGACCTTCCTCTATACCAAGAGCCCGCATATTTTGCTGGTGGGTGCTGTGTCGGTTTTCTTCGTGTATTTGCTTTTCAAACATAAGAGCGCCGAGAAAGACGAGATTAAGCAGAAAAAGGAGGGGTTCGGTGCTCAACGTAATTTTGATGCTACCACACCGGCGCAGATGCTTTACAAGGTGGATAAACCGGTGGAAGTGTTCCAGCGCCCAGATGCCGGTAATCCTTTTGGCAATGTGTTGCCTACGGATTACATCTACAATCCCAAGCGCAAACCAGCGCCGCCCAGTGGCAATTCCAATGTCGCGGCGGATATTGTTGAACAGGCAAAGCAATTTGTGCGCAATGCCAACCCCGACCAGCCCGATATTACCGAGAAGTTGTTCAAGGATTTAGGCGATGAATACGT